GGAATCCTATAGATTTACCATAATCAATAGAACTAGCATCTCTATATATCTCTTTATAATACATCTTTTTGATTCCTGATTGAAACAGAGCTACCGTACATGGAATACACGGTAGGAGAGTGCAATAAGCTGTTGCACCCTCTCCTGATTGAGTTGATTTTGCTAGTTTTGATAGGGCATTAAGTTCAGCATGAATAACACAAGGAAGGGTTACACCGTTACGATCCCTCATTACATTAGATGCTCCATGCGGTGTTCCATTATAACCGATAGAGAGTATATTGTTATCTCTAGCAATTACACACCCTACTTTAGTTTTCTCATCTTTTGATCTAGAGGCTACTAGCTCACATACTCCCATAAGGAACTCTACCTCTTCATCTTCCTTTCGGATAAGATCACCAATAGTGACATCACTACCGTTAAACATAAGCTCATAGTATGAATCGTCTGAATTAAAGCTCATATCCTGTAGGCCTCTCCATTTGAATAATGTCTTGCATAGTTTTCTTCTTAAGCTCTACTTCCTGCTTAAGGAGTTCTCTAACTTTGCCAATAGTCACACTCTCTTCAAATACGAGGGCTTCGCGAATAGCCTTAAAATCACCGGGAGTTAAGTACTTAAAGTAAGTAGCATCCCTCTCTCTCTCCAACCAAAGCTTTTGTTTCTTCATACGAGGGAAATACATCTTAAAACATTCTTGAATCTGTTCTTCACTAAGGAAATCAAACTTCAACTTAAGATACAATCGCCGCATGATTGCAGGATCCATAGAATTAATATGGTTAGACGTAGCGATAAAGATTCCTTTATACTCATCAAGTTCATTAAGAAGCTGATTAACAAAGGTTTTCTCATAGTTACGATCAGCCGTAGCTCTACTACCTGCAATAGAATCAATCTCATCAATCAAGAGAATCGACCCAGAATTACTAGCCTCTTCAAAAGCTGCTTGCAATTCTTTTTCACCTTCACCTACATACATGCTCTGAAGATCGGCATAGGTCTTCTTGACCACCTTCAGGTTCAACCTTTCTCCAATATACTTAGCTAACAAAGACTTACCGCATCCTGGAGGGCCATAGAAGAGACAAGATACAAGATCAGGTCTTTCATTCAGAGGCCTTGACATAACATCTGCAATTTGTTTAACGAGACCATCTGCAGAACGGTCAATGTTAATAAGGTCTAAATCGTATGTCCTATGATCAATGCTAGTCAGATGATTACTAGTGGTTTTCTTAGGAAGATTAATTGTAATACCACCGATATCAAGCTGATCTGGTGCAATACAACAATCCGCAGCGGCGGAAGAGTTCTTCTCTGTCTCTATAATAAGAGAAGCCATGTGTTGAAGTTCGGATTCAGTAAACTCTACAGGATCTACCCTTAATACTACTCCGGGAATATTAGGACCTGTGAAAGTAGTATCTGCCCACTCTCCTTCAGACCATTCCCTCTCAGAAGCACTAGTTTCTCTCTTAGAGAATCCACTTAGAAGGTTATCGATAAAGTTTACTCTATCATTTTCCTCTTCTACTTTCTGGTTAGATTTGATATAGTGTGCATAAGCACTGAGCTGTGCTGTAAACCATTCTTCAATAGCTTCGTTTCGGGTCATATAACCCGTAGTTCCTGTTTTAGGGTTGTCTACGATGTAAGCAAAAGATCGATTCTTAGATACATTATAACAACCATAACTAATACAGCTTTTATAAGCTGGAACAAAAACCTTAGCAGGTCTTGTAATAAACAAGTCAGTGATCCAAGTCCCATTAAGGAACTTTTCAACTACACTCTTAGCCTCTTCTTTTGGGATCTTAACAAGGTTAGACCCCTTCGCTTCTTCTGCATCTGCTTCTTTCTTTACTGCTAACGCAAAAGTTAACTCATTATAGATCATTACAAGAGACCCATATAAATGAGGGTTGATCTTGGCTACCTCATAGAAATCAATAGACTTCTCCCAATTACTCAGGAGTTCATCCATGATTTCAACAGTGATATCATTCTTCTCTAGAGCTTTGTCTTTGAAGTCTTCAATATTAAACTTCTTTTTATCCTCTACGCCTTGATTATAAGCATCCACCATGAACAAGAAATACTCATGTTCTTCAGGATTATTCATAATAAGGATTCGAGTCATTGTTTCCAATACTTTTCTAAAACCTTCCCTATCTTTAATTATAGGATGGTATTCCATTTTAGACTCCCAATTTAGGTTCGGCAGTAAAGTCAACATCAACATAAGTTAATCTCATAGACTCAGGACTATAAATGGCCCCTCCTGCATCACCTGTTTTACCATTAAATCTGTTCTTCAGTACTCTTACCCTGATTCTATTACGGTCTAACTCGTTAGTAGCAGTCATGTCTCTTGCAAAAGCAATAATCTGAAAGCTAACTTGTTTAACGGAACCAGAACCTTTAATATCATCCATTGAGGGCATCTTACCCTCTTCAAAGGCTTGTCCTCCTGTTGACGTCTTTCTGAGGTGTGAAATCAAACCGATCCAGACATTATGTCGTTTAACCATTTTAAGCAAGTCAGACATAACCTTATCAACAGCACTATTCTGATCACCTTCTGCTTCTGATACAGCAATCGTTAGGTGATCTAATATAATATATTTACAACCCATAACACAAAGGGTTTCAATCTTTTCCATTAAGGTATCATCAGATACAGAACCCTGATGGTCTAAAACTTTAATCTTTTCATCTAAGAAGAGTTTCTCAAAAGCTTTTCGCTTTTCCTCTTCAGATACTTCGTTTTCCTCGAAATCCTTACCTACTTCCATCTGGAGAAGCTTTCTTACATATTCTCCCGGGGATTCCTCAAGAGGTATAACTCCAATATCTTCATCTTCTTTAGCAGTCTTGTGGAACTCTAAGAGGATTTCTCTGGTCATAGTTGACTTGCCTGCTCCTGTTCCAGAGATAAATAGGTCAATCTCTCCGAGTCTAGCTCCTTTCGTTTTATGATTAACACCTTGCATACAAGCGGGGAATGGTAAAGCCTCTTTAGTTTCCTGTTCTATGTATTGACCCCACAGAGGCTCACCTGCTAGAATATTAGCTGGACACCACTTTTTAGCATCCCATACTGCCCTGCATACTTCTTTCCATCCATGTTTAAGAAGTTCTTCATTAGGGTCTTTCTCTTTGATCTTGGCAATCCTTACTTTATCAATACCAATGATCTTACAGACCTCGTTTAAAGCTTTTTCACCAGCAGGGTCATTATCGAGCATTAAGATCACTTCATCATAACCACGAAGCCACTCTCTGTTCTCCATAATAGCTTTCTTGCCTGTTGAGCTAGGCATACCTACTACAGGATAGAATTTCTTATAGTGCTCATACATAGCGTAGGCTACAGAGAGAGCATCAATCTCTCCTTCTGTGATTACAACCCTTTTACCTGCTCCTGAGAATAGATTCTGACCAAATAGACCCTCGATCTGTCCTGTGACATGGAAGTCTTTTGGAAGTTCCCTGATTTTATAACCAGTGATATTGGTTTTACCATAGGGGTAATAGTGGGCTAAAATATCACCATTTACTCCATCCTCTCTAGATTTAACCCCATAGAATTCTGTAACAGATTTAGGAATATTTCTTTCTTTAAAACCCCTTGAATTCATATTAAGAATATCTTCTAATTTCTCTTTCTTAATAGAGAGCATATATGGGTTTTCTTTCTTCTCAAATTGCAATACACTACCCTCCTCTTTCTCTTCTAGAGGGTTTTTATGGGATGCCCCACATACAAAGCATGTAGCGGGGCCCTCCTCATAAATACCTACACCATCACTAGAACCACATTCAGAACAACCCATATGGCCTACAAATTGGCTCTTAGTGAGTTCCTTCATTAATGAACCTCTCGATCATTATCGTCTGTTAAATCTTCTCCAAGTTTCTCAGCTTTAATCCTATCAACCATCTGGTTAGGGGATTCCCCATAGGCCTGAAAAACTAAGGTTCCTGCAATAAGAGCAAAAGAACCAACAAAGAACATTGAGAAAGCAGGGGGGACTGACCATGTAAAAAGGGCCAATACCAAAGCCCAAGGGCCTGCAACAATAGACACAAGAATAAATAGCAAGTATGCTACCAAATAATACTTCATTTTACCTCCAAATCTTTATGTTTATTAAGAATTGATTTTGCTTTCTTTAAACAGAGATGCATTAAATCATGTTGTTCCTGATCTAATCCGGGAATAAACCGAATAGGAGCCACTTGGTTATTGTACCATTTCCTTTCTCCATTGTCATCTCTTTCCGTTAAAGAACAAAGACACATTTGTAACCATGCTTCTGTATAATTACACCATGCCCTTGTTTTAAACACACCTAATATATGAAACTCTACTTCATCCCCGTTCTTAATATCATCATTAACATGTGAGGAGGAGGTAGTATATGCTCTCCATAAGGACTTACCTGTTTTGATATGAGTATTCTTCTTATACGACCAAAACTGTTTCTTTCCTATATAGAACATATTCCTAGTTCTGTTAATCACAAGATAAACAAAACCAAATCTCTTTGATATATCAACATTGACCCCTGAGTATTCCCAATGACCTAGGTCTGTTTTGATATATTGTTTCTTAGCTACATACTTACTCATGGGAAGGGCCATCCTCTTTTGGGATAGCAAAGTCATCATCTAAGGTTCTACGGAT